GCCGTTCACGATCACCGCGATTTCCGCCAGCAACTTCCCAAGCTGGTGAATGACGTAGGCGTCCTCTTCAATGTCTGCCAGCGCACCAGCGATGCAGTGCGAGAACATTTCCTTCGCCTGCATGGCTGTCAAAAGGTTCGTTCCGGTCGGCCAGTGCAGGTCGGCGCTCTCGCCTTGCTGGAAATGCGTCGGCGCAAAACTAATGCCAGAGTCAGGGCCGAAGTCTTTTGGCAGCTTCCAGCAAAGGAAGCGATCAACCATCTTGTCGAGTGTCGTTTTTTCCATGTGTTTCTCTCCTTCGTGTGGCCGCAACCTAACAATTCGGTGCAGCCGAAACCGCTTCGCGGTTCGGCTGACCTCAGGCGTTAGGCCGCGCGAATCGCTGCCGCGCACTCGGCTGCGGCGATGCACATATCGTTGTTGAACCAGCCCCCTTTGGGGTCGGATGCCGGAAGGTCGTCGCAAATTGAAGCAAATACATTTCGCGCGCTTTGCCATGCCGCGTGGAAAGCCGCTTTTGCAAGCAAATGCTCTTGCTCACTCAGCGGACGCTTCTGCGCAACCCACTCGTCAAACGCTTTAAGTTCTTCCATTTCGATCTCCGTAGGCCAGCGGCCTAACAAGTCATTTGAGCCGAGCGCGCTTCGTAGTCGCCAGGCGGTTGTGTTCTACCGGCTGCGCGCCGGCTCAATTCCAGCGTTAGGTTGCAGCGGCAATTCTTCCGCAGGCGCGGTCTTTTTCTTGCGCGCCGCCTTTTCCTTCCGCCAGTAGTCAATGCGTACAAGCGGCTGCCCTTCTTCGTTTGGCGCGATGAGGTACTGCGCCCCGTTGAAGCTGATGCCGCCGTAGTGCCGTGCAATCGAAAGCTGGCTGTTCTGCCAACCGTAGATGCGTTTCGGCGTGCGTTCTTCCATATCGCGTCTCCTGCTGTATCGCTTGCAACCTAACAATTCAGTGCAGCCGAAAACGCTTCGTGGCCGCCCCGCGCTCGCTGTTTCTTTCCAGCGTTTCGGCTGACCTCAACCGTTAGGTTGCATTGGAGCTTTCACTGAGTAGCGTCGCGCCAGTTGCTTTGGCGGCACGCTCAGCGTCTTGACGCCGTGCGTAGTCACGCTGCCCGACATAAGCGACGCGGCCACACCAAAGCACAACCCGGTAACGCCAGCCACGGGACGTTCCAACGCAATTAATTGAGTAATCCATTTACAACCTCCTCTATTTCGCCTGCAACCTAACAATTCGTTCCATGCGAGGCCGCTTCGCGGCTTCGTTCAACTATCCGGAGTTCCCGGCTAGTTCATTCATCTTCACTAGCCGGGCGCGGCCCGCATGAACTCAATCGTTAAGTTGCAGTGGTTGTTCCGCAGGTTTCCAAAAATCTTTTCCGCTGCGCTTCGGTCAAGTCCGCAATCCGAACTCCATTTGCAAGCTCATCCGGTAGCTCGCTCTTTACCGCAAAGACGCCCATCAAATGAAACCCAGGACACGTCCCATCAGGAAGCGCAAACCGAAATGACGCAATGAAGTCGATTACCTTGTGCTCGGTAATCTTCTCTGTCACGAGGACTGAGCATCCCATACCATCGGTAATGGTCAGCACAAACTCATCTCCCGGAGCAACGCTTTTTGCGGCGGCAGCTATGCTTGTAAACACAATCATGTCAATCTCCAAGAAACTGAAACCTAGCAATTCGTCTAAGCCGACGCCTCGCACGCGCGCGCGTCCCCGCCGAATCTCCGGCCCTATCCAAACAGGAACCCCTTGAACTGCCTCGCCGCCTCCAGGTACAGGTCACGGCAGCAGCGCAGGACGTGCTCATAGAGTGGATCGATGGTCTTTGCGTATGTGTTGCGGTCGCCGCCGATGGCGCTGGCGCGGGCGTTCTGGAACCAGCGGACGTGCCCGAGTCCGTGGCAGTTGTCGCAGCGGCCCCACAGAACCGGCTCGGTTCCGTCAGATCGCTTGCGTGGGGCGAGGGTCTGGCCTCCGCCGTGGCAGTGGCGGCAGACGTTTGGCTGCTGGTACTCGGCAAGGGCGATGCGGATGATCGCGGCGCGGCGCTTGTCGATGCTGCGGCGCAGCGAAGCGTGCGCCTTGTCATCCCCTTTAGCGTGGATCGTGGGGAATAGCCGCCGCTCTTGGTCGATCAGCATGACGCCCAGCGCATAGACCAGCTCGGCCAGCTCCATGCCGCTGACCTGGCTGGGGATAGCCTTGAGCTGCAAAGCTGCCCGGAGGGCGTCCCCACTGGCGGTTCGGCCGTTGACGGTTGCGGGCTGGATCAGTCCGATTGCCATGCGGACATCCTCCCAGCCGATCTTTTGGCTGCCCGGAACCGTGGACCCTGAGCCGCCCCCAAGGATGCGCTCGATGTCCGGTCCAGTTGGGGATGCTCCGAGTGTCAGCAGCTTCTCAATCTGCATCAGGCGCGTCCCCGCTCTGCCTTGGCCTCGCCGTAGCCCTGCAGCCACGCCTCCCGCTCCATGTCGGACGTGCCGCGCCGGTAGGGGCAGTGCGCCTCCTTCTTACCGCCGCGGAATGCCTGCCGGCCCTGCTCGCGGGCACGCTCGTACTTCAGCCTCTGCTCTTGGATCATCGAAACCCCCGTTCGTTTGCCACGCACTCAATGTCCTCGGCGAGCCGGTCCGGGTCATGTCTGCGGGTATAGACGCCCACCAGCTCCCCCGACCCCTTGGCATCACTCCAGTCCATCCAGACCTCGCCACTGGCCTCGACCATCACGGCCACGTCCCTGCGAACAGGGCACTCCTCCAGGATCTTCTCGGCGATCTGCGCTGGTGTACTGCGCCCCAGCTTCCCAACCATCGCGGGCAACCCTCCCCTACTCATGGCATCCCCTCGGGCTTCCAGCGGCAGCCTGTGCAGTCCCATCCCTTTGCCATCGGATACGGCGTCCCGGTCGGGTAATCGTCGGTCGGCTGGCCGATCCCAACGCCGTCCCAAGTGGCGCAGCGGTCAACGAACCAGGCGTTCGACAGGTAAACGCTGGTGACCTCGCCTGTCTGCCGATTGATCCCGTATTCGGTGCGGCCTGCGTCCACGGGCGGGCGGTTGTAGCAGCGAGGCTGGCTTGCAGTCATGCCGCCCCCCTGCATTCCCGGCACTTCCAGCCTTTCACCGACTTGCCCTTGCGCGGCTTCACCTGCTGGCAGCTCTCGCAGAACCCATGACCCGGCCTGTAACGGCCAAGCACGATCTCCCCAGTGCTGGGGCGCGCGTAGGCCACCCGGTTGCCGGCGTTCCATCCCAGCCCCTCAGTGACTTCCAGGCTCATGCCTGCTCCCCATAGCGCAGCTCCAGCAGCAGGCGCAGCTCGTGGATCGCCTTTTCGATGTCCTGCTGGCCCTTACCGCCCTCGCGGTTGTGACGAGTGACCCGCTTCACCACACATCCCTCCAGAAATGCGAGCCCGTTGGCCTCGATGTACTGGACGGGCTGAATGTCGCCGTCGCGGTAGTGCGAGCCCCCAACCTGTATGTCAAGCGCGGTCATGCCCGCCCCCCGCGCATTTGCTCCATGGCCGTCGCCAGCTCGGCGCACATCGGCGCGGAAGTCTGCTCCAGCATCGCGCCCCACTCGCCGAACGGGCCGAATCCGCCGTAATAGCTGCACGCCGCGCCGACCGCGCGCATATCGTCCGCGAGCATGCGCAGCCTCGCCGGCAGCTCGTCCAGTTCGATTTGCTCCGTCATGCGACTTCTCTCCAGCTTTCCCCACGTACCGCGCGACTGATTGCTGAAGGGTGAATGTTCCAGCGCCGGCCGATTTCCGATTGGCTCACGCCCATCTTGTAGAGGCGTCGGGCCTCCATGACCATTTGCGGGGTCAGCTTCGCAGTCGCTCGATGATGGTCGGCTCCGGTGCGGTAACGCTGCCTCCCCTTGTTCCGACAATCCGCCAGGTTTTCCGCTTGCGTAGCCGCGAAAAGGTGGGCCGGATTGCAGCAGGCCGGGTTGTCGCACTTGTGGCAAACGACAAGCCCCTCTGCGATTGATCCTGCGGCATCGATATACGCTGCGCGGGAAGCGTTGACGGCATGGCCGTTCTGCTGGCACTGCCCGTACCCCCAACGATTCAGCGTGCCTTTCCATGGCCAGCAATCGCCAGGGTTTGCCACAGCCACACGGCTCCAAGCGAACTTTGCATGCCTGCACTGTTTAGAACTGGTCGTCATGCCGCAAGCCTCCTCAACGTGATGTTCAGCGCGCCCAGCTCGTCCAGCTTCATGACGCGCCACATGGTTTTCCGGCCGTGCCAGCCGTTCTCGCTGCCCTGGTGGCAGTCCTTGCACAGGGCGACCGTGGTGAAGTGCTGGCCCTGCACGATGTGGTGCGCGTCGCTGGGGCCGGGCGCGTCGCACACGCTGCACATCAGCGACTTCACGCGCGCCAGGTGGGCGGATTCGATGGGCGAAATCGGGCGTGCGCCTTTCGTCCGCATCAGCCATGCCTCCAGACGCGAATGCGCGCGCCGCAGGCGTTGAGGGCCAGGTAGTGCTCGCCGGGATAGACCTTGCGGGCCTCCATGCACACGATGCGGGCGTCTATCAGACTCATGCCGACTTCCTCGGGCCGTAGAAGCCAGGGTTTTTTCTCCAGCATTCACGACACCGCCCGCCGCGCCGGTGCTTGAGTGGCTTTCCGCAGTCACTGCATCCAATTGGCGGCAGCCCAGGCTGCTGGCGTCCGCGCATGTAGACGATGGAGCACGCTCGGCCGCACAAGATTTGCTCCTTGGTGGTCGGCTTGAATGTCGCCGAGCACTGCGCGCAAACCTTCTCCTCCAGCCTCGTTGCCCTTGCGTTGTGTGAGCAGGCCTTCGAGCAGAATCTGGCTTTCGAGCCAGTGAACGCCGGCTTGAACGGCTTTGCGCACGAGAGACAAGTTCGATGCGCGTCCGCGCCGCGGACCAAGGTGGAGTGATGGTTCGCCACGAGGATCACAGTCCGCGGGTTTTCCGCGTCGTGATGCACCTCGCCGAACACCAGCGTCACTTGCGAGTCATCCTCCCAGAGCACGCCGTTCGCAGAGTCGCAGACGTGCTTGAGCAGGTTGTCCGCGTCGATGCGCTGGAAGTTCGGCCGGTAGAACCGGCACGCCACCATGACGTTGCCGGGGAACTTGGGCGCCTTCCCCTGCATCATTCGATAACGCAGAGCGCGCTCGGCGAGCACGTCGTCGCGCTTGGAATACACACGCCCGCGCGCAAACCGCGGCCGAGACTTGCTCCACGGCGCCCCATCAATTTCCAAGTACCATAGGCTCTCGTCGTCGCCTGCCCTGGCGAATGCTTCGTAAAGCGCATGAGCCCAATCGCGGTCGTTCTTCACGTCTGCGTCTCCATCTTCCGCACCGCCACGGCCAGCCGCGCCCAGACGGCGGTGATGGCGGCGGCGAGGGTGTCGGGGTGCGTGGCGTTGCCGATCACCAGCGTTTCCTGCGGTGCCGACTTAACCAGATGCTCGCGGTCAGTGGAGCCGCCCAGCAGGGCGTTGCTGGGCTTGCGGCCACGCAGCATCCCGAGATGCACGGTGCGCGGCTTGATCGCAGCGGCGCGCAGCATCCGCTTCGCCGTGTAGGCGGGGTCTTGGGTCACCATGTGTCGCCTCCATGTTCCACTGGGAACGCGCGTTGATCCTTCACTGGCAGCAGCGGGCGCGGCTTGTGATGCGGCTTGGCGAGGTAGTGGAACGACCCGCCATCCCACCAGAGCCCGATGCTCGGCTCGCCGTTTCCGTTGCCCGCATAGTTGCGCTGCTTGCTGCACCTGATTCGCACGTCTGGCTGGTCGGCAACGTCCGCCGGCAGCTCGGCATTGATCGCCTCGGCGCGCAGCTTTGCAGCCTCCTTCGGCTTGTTGCGCCAGACCGTCAGCACGGTTGATGCGAGATCAGTGATTGCGCCGCTACCCTTGATGTCCATCTTGTCCGGCTGGTCGTTTTCGCTGCCGCTCTTGCGGATGTGATGCACTAGCCAGACGTGACAATTTTCATCGCGGGCAAAGTTGGACAGCGCCAGCGTCACGGCTTTCTGGCCCTGATAGTCCTCCTCGCCGATCCCCAGCCCGGTCAGGTTGTCGATCACGAACAGGTCAACGGCATAGCGCCTGCGGGCATAGCGGAACACCTCGATCATCCGCTTCCAGTCCGCCGTGCCCTGCGCATCGAACGCCCACAGCCGGCCATCCCCAAGCCATTGCAGGATGTGGCGGACATACGGAACAGACGGGGAGCCGTTGCCGCCGATCTGCCGCACCAACCGCGCCAGCCAGCCCTGAACCTTGAACTCAAGCGAAGCCACGCACACGCGGAATCCGTCGTGCATCGCGCTGGCTGACATGAATCCGACCGCTTGCGACTTGCCATGCCCGTTGATGCCCGCAATCACGGTCAGCTCTCCGGGCCTGAACACCAGCGAATCGCCAACCTTCGCCCACGGCGTCCTGATTCCAATCTCAGGGCCGCGATCCTCGAACATTTCCGCCACGGCATCTGCGTAGTCGGCGGCCCCGTGCAGCTCCTCCGGGTCGCGCGGTTTTGCCGACCGCACCGCGTCCGCCACTGCTGCGTGGCTCACGCCGTGCCGCAGGCAGGCATTGATGCACTTCGCACCCGGCTCTGCCGGGAGTGGATGCCTGACGATTGCGCACCGCTCAGGCCCAAGCCGCTGGAGAATTGCCTCGGCAGCAGCGCGCCCAGGCGCATCCTCGTCCATCGCAATGTGGATGGTGTCGAAGCGTGCGAGGTTGTCGTATTCGGTTTCGATCCAGTCCTGCTTCCCCTTGTCGCCGCCACCGAACGGGACGGACAGTGCCGGGAATCCGTAGTCCCACCACGCCAACGCCTTCAGCTCGCCCTCGCACAGCAGCACGGTTCGCGCATTCGGCGGGATCGCCTGCCAACCGAACAGCGCTTTTGCGCCACCCCCTTCGGCCCAATACTTGTCCTCGCCAATGGCGCGGTACTTCATCGCCACCAGCTCGCCGGCAGGGCTCAGGTATGGCATGGCAATGGCGCCCTTGCTCGTCGCTGCCAGCTTGTAGGCGGCAATGGCCTCCTGCGACAATTTGCGCACGTCGCGCAGCCAGTGCATTCCGCCGGCACCAAGCGAAACCAGCCCCTTCGGGCGCTCGATGGGCTTAACCTCGCTGCGCTTCCCCGCCAGCGGGACATCACGGACGCCCAGCCAATCCTTCGCCTCGCGGATCGCATCGGCCAGCGGCAGCCCCTTCGCGGCAGCCCACAAATCCAGCAGATCGCCACCCTCGCCGCTGGCGAAGTCCTGCCAAATGCCGGCTTTGCTGCCGGTCAGGTGGACGCCCAGCGACTTGCCAGCGCCTCCGGCGATGTCGCCGAAACGAAGCTCCTGCCCCTCACGCTTGCCCTGCCCGCCCAGCAGGTGCCGGGCAACAGCCTCGACGTTGCTGGACAGCATGGCCGACAGGTCGGAAACGGTCGTCTGCGACATCGGTCAAATCTCCCCCGGCGCTGGGCGGTATTCGCCCGTAGTGATTCGACCGCGGCTATCTGCTAGCCAGTCGGCTTTGAATCCAGTCCATCCGCGCTCACAGCAAATTGCCAGCGCCTTTTGCAGCGACAGGCCAGCCTTTCCTGCCTCCCGTCGGATACCGGCAACTGCTGTTTTCGTTATCGGAGCCTTCTTCGCTGCTCTCAGTTTCCGGAAATCCCGGGCGATCTCCGGATCAACTTCGGGGAACAAATCATCGCGTGCGGCAGCGCGCTTATCGTCTTCGACTTCGCCTCCGAATACGTCTACGTCTAAGTGCGCATCTGCTGGCGCTTGATAGCACTTGCTAGCAATTGCTGGCGGATGATCCGCAGCAGCATCATCTGCTCCCGGGAACTTGCTCTTTGAGCGCACCTGCTGCCCGAACTTCTCGATCTGGATGTATCGCTTCCCGTCCGATGCCGGGTACACACTTACAAGGGCCGCTGTCACGCATTCGGTGAGCCACTTCCCAATGTCCGCGTCGGATACTTTGTCGATCTGCAAGGGGTAGCAGGCCGCCCGAATCAGTTTCGGGAGGGCGTGGAAACGTCCGTGGTCGTCGGCCACGGACATCAGGCGGCGGTAAAACACTTCCGCAGCCCAAGACAGCGAGGCCACCGGCTCGCTGCTAAGGATTCCATCGCGGAGGATTCGATTAGGCATAGGGTGTCGCCCTATCCATCAGGACATCCAGCGCCTGCTGGGCACAGGCGAATGGGTTTGCCCATATCTCCGACCCCGTGAAGCGCAGGACGATGAACCCGTCTGCCACAAGGTTTCTGTCCCTGGAGCGATCTCTTGCCGCCTGTTCTTTTGTCCTTTCGTGGAAGTCATGTCCGTCGCATTCAACCAGGACAGTCCTATCGTGGCGCTTCAAAGCGAAGTCGCATCGGTAAGGACCGACTTGTTCCTGCGCGGAAACAAAAATGTTCATGTCCTTGCCACTCCCGACCCTTTCCATGCACGCCAACATCAGGAAGGCTCGGTGAAACATTGCCTCGATAGGGCTTTCCGTCTTTGCGCCACCCGCAACGGACGTTGGCGACGACAGAAAATCTCTTAGCGAATCAGCCATTTTTGAATCCTCCGGTTCCCGGGCCGACCACGGTCCCCCAACCCACCGGGCTGGGCTGTCCTCGCTGGAGCTACCAACGAGTAAGGGGGTGTGGATTTCGATCACAAATCTCTCAGTCTCAGTGCGCAGAACGCCACGGTGACGGCCCAAGCAGGAACCACATGCCAGCAGTAGCCGGCGACCAGCGCGCGTTTCAGCGCACGCCTCAAACGTCCAGCCCCATTTGCAGCGACGGCTTCCGCCTCGCCTCGGCACGCGCCATTTCTCGTGCCTTCGCGCGCTCGAACTCAGCCTCCTGTTCCGGCGTCAGGCGGTACAGGCCTGCCAGCAGCCGCTGGCACTCAGCGAAGCGTTCAGCGCGCTGCTCCAGGTTCACGCAGCCACCTTCCAGCGCGGCTTCAGCGCCCGGTGACTCGTGCGTGCCCGGCCGATGCCGGCGCGCTTCAGGTGGCCTTCGGTGTGCAGGCGCTTGACCACCGCGCCGAACCTGCGGGCGTCAGTCGGCTGGCCGATCTTGTCCACCACCAGCACCAGAAGCTCCTCCGCCATGCCCGACCAGCAGCGGCGGTTGCGGATGATCTTGCGGGCGGCGAAATAGGCGGCGTCCATCCACTCTGCATCGTTCATGCGGCTGGCCTCGTTGGCGGCTGGGGGGTAGGTGTGGGCTTCGGCTTGCGCGCCTTGCGCAGCAGCCGTTCGGCAGGTGTTGGGAAGTGCAGGACGCGCGCGGTCACTGGCCGTTCCCTCCGGCATCCCCGCCGCTACCCTCGCTTCGCAGCAGTCGGCAACGCAGGGTGTGCGCATGGGACTCTTGCGCGTTGAAATCACGGATCAGCAGGCGGATGCGCTCGGCCATGCTTTCGCCGCGCGCACGGGTGAACACGTCGAACAGCCTGTGTTCCTCGTCGTCCAGCTTGCTGCGCACGTCTTGTGTGAGGTCAGCCATATGGGCAAGTCAGATGGATCGAATGTCGTGGTCTTGCTGTTCGTCGCCGGCTACGCAATCAGCGTCACGAAAGACAAGCCCGCGCGCGTCGTTGGCGTGGGTCGCCGCCGGCTGGATCAGTCGCCCGCCATGAAGCTCGCCGCCGAACAGCGCCGCGAAGTCGTGACTGAGGCGGAACAGCGGTGATGCGGTCATGCCGCCTCCCGCTTGATCGGCTGGGCGTAAATCTCCGCCAGCGACACCTCGCCGCCAGTAGCTGCGACGATCCGGTTTGCGGCTTCAGGGCGCGGCGTGCGCGCGCCCCACCGCCACGCCTTGATGGTTGACTCAGAGACGCCAAACAGCAGAGCGCACTCCGCCATCCCCTTCGCTTTGATGTATGCAGGCAGGTTCATGCCTACGGATCGTAGGCGTACAAAATCCTGTTGTCAACCACTGTTAGTAGGCGTAGCGTGTCCGTGTCGATTTGAGACGCTGACAGCTAGACTTTTCCTAGCCCTCCGCCTCTTGAGTCGCACCCAATGACAAGCCATCGCGCCATCCTTTCTGAAGCCCTCAAAGCGAAAGGACTGACCCATAAGAAGGTCGCCGCGATGATGGGGTACAAGTCGCCAGCTACCGTCGGACACAAGCTGAGCGGAAGGAATGATTGGAGCAGTGGGGAGCTTGCAAGAATGGCGGAGTTGGCAGGGATGAGCTTGGTGATCCTGGCGGAACAATCTGACGATCTGCATGTAGCCAGGCGCAGCGAGACGGTGGAGGGGGCGGCAATCCTCGACAAAATGGACGAGTCCGACCTATCGGTTGTGATGGCTATGCTTCGCGCCTACCGCGACAAGAAGCCAGATAGATAATTTCAATCGCAAATGACCACGAATTGTAGTTGACAGGATCAGCTACCGCTATTACCTTGTCCCTACCGCCTACGGTTCGTAGGCATCCAAACGCCCCAACGCACCCGGCAGCCGCCGGACGGGGCAGGGAGATGGGGACATGGCAACTGCATACGACACCTGGCTTGAAGGCGACTGCGGCGTGGATGACGCCGAGGAAGACCGCGCCGAGCGCATCGAAGAACTGATGGCCGAGTACGCCGCCGACGACGCCAAGCTGCGCGAGGCCGAAGAGAACATCGCCGGCGCCTTCGACAGCAGCCACTACACCGACGTGACGCTGGCGCTGTATGAGCTGGCAAACACGCCTGCCGACAAGCTGGAAGGCAGCGATCTGCTGGCCCGCCTGTACCGCCTCGCTTGCGTGGAGGCGTCGGCCATGAACTGCGAGCTGCGCGCAATGGCAGAGCAGGACGCGGACGAGGAAATCGAACGCCTGAGCGCCGGCCCGGATCATCTGGAGGAAGCCGCATGAACCGCGCAGAGTTCCGCCGACTGTACCNGGCCGTCCGCACCGCACGCGCGCACAACCTCAGCCGATCCATCGGCAGTTTCTGCGGCTATTCGCTGGCGCAGGAATCGACAGGAAATGGATGTCGAGATACCCGCAGAGCTGGCCGGCTACGACTTCAGCGACCGACCGAGCCGCCCGATCGATCCGCAGCGAGCGGGGCAGCGGCACGCCGGCAGATTGCCAAGCGCATCGCTAATGCCCGCGCCTGCTACCAGTCGATGCTGGAGGCCCGCGCCTTCGCGGTCGCTATCGGCCTGAGCTACATCCCGTCCGAGCCGCAGCACCCCGACAAGGTGAAGGAACGACTGCACGCCGAATACCGCCAACTGTACGCGAGGGTTGCCGCATGAACAGGAACGAATGGATCGCCGCGGACCGTGAGGCCCGCCGCGCGTGGGTGCAATACCGCGACCACGACCCGATCCCGGAGCCGCTGCGGACGGCGTGGGATGCCGCGCCTGGGTATTGCTCGACACGCCTGCATGGCGACTACCTGCAATGGAGTCTCGGCAGGTTTGGAATCCGGCGTGACCTTCGGTGCCACCGCTCGCTCCTTGCTCTGCTGCGCATCGTTCGCCATCCGAGGCTGCCGGCATGACCATCACACGCGGATTCGGCTTCCGCTACGACACGCAGACAGGGCGCATCCGTGACTTCTACGTGCGCGATGGCGTGCGCCGCTGGGTGGACACCGACGAGCCCTGCCCTGACGAAATCCTGAAAGGCAACGCCGACCTTGTGCCGGCGCAGCACCAGACGATGGAGGTGGGCCATGAGTAATCCCATGATGTTTGGGCTCATGAAAGGCGAGGCGTGCGAAAAGCCTGCTGGCGCTCTGGTGCGTAACAGCTATCGGCGATTCCGCGCAGAGGATGGGAAGCTCTATCACCAGTTTTTCGATGAATCGAGCAGCGTTTACAACACGGATGGCACTCGGTGGTTCCGCCTCACGCTCCACATGCCTACCGTTCACGCCCGCTATCCGTCCCTGCGTAAGGCGGTGGGCCATGAGTAAGTACACGCCGGGGCCGTGGGAGCAGGTTGGCAACCTGATTCGCACAGAATTTGCTGGCGAGGGCGGATGGCTGGTTGCAGCCTGCGAACACTCGCTTCCGCAGCATGAAGCCAACGCCCGCCTGATCGCCGCTGCGCCTGATTTGCTGGAGGCTCTGGAACGCATGGCCGGTGCCTTCGTCCCGCACCCGCGAGACGACACCGAAGGCTGGCGCGAAGAACACGAAGCCTGCGAACTCGCCCGCGCCGCCATCGCCAAGGCAACGGGAGCGCAGCCATGAGTAAGCGCAACGCAACCATCGGCGCGGTCATCGGGTTTGGTGGCGCTGCCCTGTGCATCGCACTTGCGCTGCTGATGCACGCAGTAGAGCCGTACCTGCCCGCCATGCGCGAATTCTTCTTGTGGGCGATGGCCCCTCAGTTTGCGATGGGCATGTTTGCCGGCGTGGCCCTGTGCGTGGCTGGCGCGGTTGTCCTGGAGTGGGGAGACGACCATGTATGAACTGATGCACCTGAGCATCCAGCGGGTCACCGGAAATCGTCGACCGCATGTGCCGGACAACACGCAGCGGTTGAAAGCGTTCCGCGCGTACCAGCCGGTGCAGTTCGGCAATCCGCTGCTGTGCGGCACGCAGTATGCCCGCGATGCAGCCCCGGGCTGGGACTACGACGACGAACTGCGGGACGGTTCGCGTTCAAGTATGTGGCGCTGTAGTGGCCGTCCGTGTCGCCAACCAGCGGGAACTGATGCGACTGGTCGCCATTGCCGAGGCTACGCACGGCTACCCGATGAGCGTGGAAATCCGGGAGTGGAACGCCGACGCGCAGCAGCGAGC